CTAAAACGAAGTTGCCCTTTATTTCGACTTATATCGGTAAGGAAGATAAAAATATAGTAGGAGAGGGTGGCTATAACGAGCTTCCTTATCTTGTAACTAGATGGTCAAAAGCATCAGGTGAAGAGTATGGGAGATCCCCTGCTTACAATGCGCTACCAGATATCAAGACACTCAATAAGGCTGTAGAGTTAGGTTTAGTTGCATGGGCTAAAGCTATTGACCCACCATTAACTGTAGAGGATGATGGGGTGATTGGTCGAGTAGTTACAAAGCCAGGCGGTATTACTACGGTTCGTAGAGATGGAGCTATTAGAGAGTTAGGTAGTGGAGCTAGATTTGATGTATCTGATATGAAAGAGTCAGAGCTTAGAGCATCTATCAAGCAAGCATTTTTCTCAGACCAGCTAGAGCTACAGTCAGGGCCTCAAATGACTGCAACCGAAGTTCAAGTTCGTTATGAATTAATGCAGAGGCTTCTTGGCCCTACATTAGGCAGATTCCAGACTGAGTTCTTAAATCCTCTTATCGAAAGATGCTTTAATATTATGCAGCGAAATGAGATGTTTTTGGAAGCTCCAGAATCATTAAATGGAGTAAAGGTTGATATTGAGTATGTTGGCCCACTTGCTAGATCACAGCGAATGGAGGAGGCTGTAGCAGTAGAACGCTTATATGAGATGGCTGGAATGATGGCTCAGATAGCTCCTGAAATAATGGATAATTTGGATCACGATGCAGCTATAAGATCAAGAGCAGAACTGCTTGGTGTACCTAAAAATATTATGAAAGATCCACGGCAGGTAGATGCTCAAAGACAGCAACGGATGCAGCAACAGCAACAGCAGATGGAGATGCAACAAGCGCAACAAGCAGTTAGTACAGCATCACAGGCTATGCCAATGCTAGGCAAAGAGAATGTTGAATCTACACAAGCAGGTATGGAACAGATAGCGGAGGCAATGGGTGGTGGCTAAAGCAATACAGAAACTAAAGAAAGAATATGCAATAGTGTTTGGAACGGTTGAGGGTGAAGCAATCCTCGAAGATCTAAAGGCTGCGTACCAGATGCGTGAATCATTCGTTAAGGGTGATCCGTATGAAACCGCGAGGAGGGAAGGCGAGAGAGCAGTCTATCTTCGTATTATTAGGATGAGTAACTTAAAGGAAACATAATATATGAGTGATGAACAAGCAGCGACCATTGAGCCTGAGGATAATGCACCAGCAATCGCACCCGAAGCAAATGACAATCTAAGCGACTGGAAAAGTGGACTATCAGAAGAGTTGAGGGCAGACCCTACCTTAGCAAATATTAAGGATGCAGAGTCGGCAGCGAATACCTTAATTCATCAGCAGAAGATGATAGGAAGCAGAGTACCTTTACCAAAAACAGATGAAGAGAGAAGTGAGTTATATTCTAAGTTAGGAAGACCAGATGATCCTAGTGGGTATGAATTAAAAGTTCCAGAGGGTTATGGTCAATATTATCCAGAAGAGACAATGAACTCTTTTAGGGAGGCAGGTCATAAGCTAGGACTATCACCAGATCAGATGGCAGGATTGATGGAATGGCAGAAAGGCGCAATTGACTATCAGATAGAGGATGAGAGGAGTCAGGTTAATGCTACGGCAGGTGAGTCAGAAGAGATGTTGCGTAAAGAGTTTGGTAATAATTACGACAAAAACCTAAGAGCTGCCAATAGAGCTTTAAGTGTTTTCGGTGATGACGATATTAGGCAGAAACTACAAGATCCACGATATGGAAATGATCCTTCATTGATTAGACTACTTGTTAAGGCAGGTGAAGGCATTACTGAGGATTCAGCAAAAGGTACTGCTAATAACTCCTTGGTAATGAGTCCGCTAGATGCACAACAGCGTATCGACCAGATCAATAGTGACAAGGGTCACGCATATTGGGATGCTAAAAATCCTAAACACTCACAAGCGCAGAAAGAGATGCAGGACTTATTCGACAAGGCTTTCAATAAATAGTTCTTGCATTTGTGTAAACTTATGGTATTGTTAGTGTAACAGGCGTAAAAACTTGTTGCACTACTCTCAAACAACCACCCTTTTTTAGGATAATGGTTAGAGAAAGATTAATCACTTAATGATTCGACTATTCATCGTAACTGATAGACACCCGATAGGATAATGTCAACTTTATATTTTTTTATTAATTTATTTTAGGAGACATTATTATGTCAACAGAAATCACAACTGCATTTGTAGAGCAGTATAAAAGTAATGTTCTACATCTTGCACAGCAAAAGGGATCACGCCTTCGTGATACAGTTCGTTATCAGCCTACAGTTGGTAAGAGCCATTATTTTGAGCGTATTGGAGCTACGGCAGCAGTAGTTCGTACTACTCGCCATTCCGATACTCCACAGATTGATACTCCACATTCAAGACGCAAGGTTACACTTGTTGATTATGATTGGGCTGATTTGATTGATCAGGAAGATAAGGTTAGAATGCTTATCACTCCTCAGTCAGAGTATGCACAAGCAGGTGCTAATGCAATGGGTCGTGCTATGGATGATGCTATTATCGCAGCAGCTTCTGGTAATGCGTATTCTGGTGTAGCTGGCGCAACAACTGTTGCTCTTCCTTCAGCACAGAAAATCGCTGGTGGTTCTACAGGCTTGACTCTTGATAAGCTACTTAGCGCAAAAGAGATTATTGATTCTTCTGAAGCTGATCCAGACGAGGCTCGCTTTATACTTTGTTCTGCAAAGCAAATTACAGACCTACTAGGAACTACTGAGGTTAAATCTTCAGACTACAATACGGTTCGTGCTTTAGCTTCTGGACAGATTGATACTTTCTTGGGCTTTAAGTTTATTCGTACTGAGCGTTTGGCTGTTGCTTCAAGCATCCGTTCTTGCCTTGCATATACTGAGTCAGGTCTTGGTCTAGCAGTAGGTCAGGATATCACTACTCGTATTTCAGAGCGTGATGACAAGAACTATGCAACTCAAGTATTCCTGTCAATGATCATCGGTGCTACTCGTGTCGAAGATGAGAAGGTAGTGGAGATTGGTGCTTTAGAGTCATAAGCTGTAATTGGGGGGAGGAGGGTTATATTCCCTCCCCTCCTGAATAATTTATTATGGAGTGATATATGGCTACAGAAGTCTCAATATGTTCTAATGCGCTGAGGAAATTAGGAGACGATCCTATTACTTCATTATCGGATAATACAGAGCGAGCTAGACTCTGTAATGCGTTTTATGAGCCTATAAGAGATTCAGTAACCAGAGCGCACTCTTGGAATTTTGCGATTCGTAGGCAAGCACTAAGTAGATTAACTTCTACTCCAGCTTTCACATATGCCTATGAATATACCCTGCCAACAGACCCTTATTGTTTGCGTGTATTATCAATGCAGACTAATGATCTTGATTTTAAGGTAGAGGGTCGTAAGCTATTAACCAACGAAGGTGAAGCTAAGATACTTTATATTGGTAAAATAACAAGTCCTGCTGAATTTGATGCTTTATTCACAGAGGCATTAACTGCAAGGTTAGCGGCAGAACTTGCTTACTCAATCACAGGAAGTAACTCACTTACATCTCAAATGTGGGAGATGTATGAGCTGAAGTTAAGAGAGGCTAGAGGAGCTGATGGCTCAGAAGGATCATTAGATAGTATCGTAGCAGATACCTTTACTGGCTTCCGCTTGTAATGGCTAGAGTTCATCCATTTCAATCTAACTTCACGGCAGGGGAGCTTAGTCCTCGACTGGAAGGGCAGATAGACTTTAAGAAGTACTTTAATGGCTGTAGCGTTCTGGAGAATATGAGCGTATATCCTCACGGTGGGGCTGTTCGTAGGGGGGGATCGTATCATGTTGCAGAGGTTAAAGATTCCGCAGATACAGGAAGATTAATCCCTTTTGAATTTAATGTCACACAGGCTTATGTGTTAGAGTTTGGCGATCAGTACATTAGATTCTATAAAGACAACGGTCAAATATCTACCACCCCAGATTCTGTACTAGAAGTATTAATGTCAGCTAGTGGTGATAACTATACTACCGTTCCAACAGTAGGATTTACTGGTGGTGGTGGAACTGGAGCTACAGCTACAACAACTTTATCAGTAGAGTCTATTACTAAGGCAGCATCTGGCGCTGGTTACACAGAAGTGCCTACGATTAAATTCTCAGGTGGTGATGGCTCTTCAGCTTCAGCAACGTTAGATTTAGCAGTTGATGATTTAACAATCACAGACGGTGGTACAGGTTATTCAATAGCCCCGACTATAGTTATTACTGCTTTAGATGTTGACGACACTGGTTCTGGTGCTACAGCCACTTGTACTATCAACGGAGCAGGTAAGATAGACGCAATAACCATTACCAATGCTGGTACAGGTTATACCGAAATTCCAGAGATAACTATTGCAGGCGCTTGTGATACACCAGCAGTATTAGACCCAACTATGAAGATAGATACTGTTACACTAACAAACGGTGGTCATGATTACACAACCCCACCTACAGTAACGTTTGAAGGTGGTGATACATCTACTATTGCAGAGGCTACAATCACAATGGGTGTAGATGCAGTGTCTGTAACTGCTATTGGTTCTGGTTATACTTCAGCACCAACAGTAACATTTACAGGTGGAGCAGGCACAGGAGCAACAGCAACTTCTACTGTATCTGGAACAGATGGTATCTATGAGATTACCACGCCATATTTAGAGACAGACTTATTTGAATTACACATCTCGCAATCAGCAGATGTTATGTATATCTGTCATAGCGCACACGCACCAAGAAAGCTATCTCGTACAGGTCATACATCATGGTCATTAAGCCAACCAGATTTCACATGGGCTTCCGCTTCACCGTGGACTGCTGTTAATGGCTACCCAAGGACAGTAACATTCTATGAACAGAGATTATTCTTTGCAGGTACTTCAGCAGCTCCGCAAACTATCTGGGGGTCACAAACAGCAGACTATGAGAACTTCGATCAAGGCACAGGTCTTGATGATCAGTCAATGGAATATGCTATTGCAACGAATAGAGTCAATGT